TATTTCCGAAGCGGCCGCAGCTATGGTAGAAAGCCTGATGCAAGGCGTTTTATTCAATACTTCGCCGCTTGTTTGTGTCGGTTCGCTGCTCTTGATCGGTGCTACATTTGCCGCCGCATCCGTAGTGGCTCTAAAAAAGCAATCTTACTGAAAGGAAAGACCTATGAAACGATTGAGTTGTTTATTACTCGGTATTCTGCTTGTTTTTTCTCTTTGTGCCTGCCAGCAGGCCGCTCCATCTTCCGGCGAGGCTCCCGACCAACAGGCCATTACGGAAGAAGCAACCGAATACTTTAACCAAATGATGGATGGAGATTTTGAAACTTTCTTCAATGCGTTGCCGCCGGGCGTACAGGACAATATTTCTGCGGAGACGATACAGGAAACATGGGAAGAAGAAGTCGATAAGCTGGGCGGGCTGCCGGAGAACACTTCCCCGGATGTGTCCTGCTATGTGCCGGAACACTCTGACCAAATCCGTGTTGAATTTGTCATTCCTTGTGACAAAGGCAATTTCAAAGTATTCATCAACTATTTCCCGGATGGCAGCCTTTACAACTATGTTATCTGGAAGAACGAAACAAAATGAGAAAGCGAGGCATTTTTATGAGTGATCTTGTGATTGAAACCAAAAAGCTGACAAAGATTTACGGGGAACAAACTGCCGTTAATTCTGTGAATCTTCATGTAAAACCGGGCCGGATTTATGGACTTTTAGGACGCAACGGAGCCGGTAAAACCACAATTATGAAAATGATTTTGGGCCTTACACCAATCACTTCCGGCGAAGTAGATGTGTTCGGACAGAACATCAAAGGCCATGAGAAACGCATTTATCCCCGTATTGGAGCCATCATCGAAACTCCCGGTTTTTATCCGAATCTGACCGGCACAGAAAACCTTGAAATTTTTGCGAAGTTACGAGGGACACCCCAGCCCAATGCCGTCAAGAACGTGCTGGAAGTTGTGGGATTGCCCTACAAGGACAAAAAGCTGTTCAGTAAGTATTCCCTCGGCATGAAGCAGCGCCTCGGTATTGCCAACGCTATTCTGCATGACCCGGAGCTTTTGATTTTGGACGAGCCGACCAATGGACTTGACCCTATCGGTATAGCCGAAGTGAGGAACTTTATTAAGAATTTAAGTGTGGAGCGTGGCAAAACCATCCTAATTTCCAGCCATATACTTTCCGAAATTTCACTGTTGGCAGATGACATAGGCATTATCGACCACGGGGTTCTGCTGGAAGAAAGCAGCATGGAAGAATTAGAAAAGAAAAATCGGAAATACATCCAGCTTCAAGTGTCGGATATTCCAAAAGCCTCTTTAATTTTAGAAAGGCAATTCCATGTGACCGATTATGCGGTGCAGGACGAACACAACCTGCGGCTTTATGACACCGCACTGGATATGGCGGCAATCAACAAGGCTCTTGTGGTGCAGGATGTAGCTGTTATCAGCTCCCAAATCTGCAATGATACCCTTGAGGATTATTTCAAACAGATCACAGGGGGAGAGGGAATTGCTTAAACTGATACAAGTTGAATTTCTAAAACTGCGCCGGAGAAAGTTTATCTGGCTCATGCTGCTGGCGGCGCTCTTTATGCCACTGGCTGCCGTATTTTACTTTTCAAGTGTCAAAGGAACCGGTGTGGACCCCATTATGTTTTACAAATGGACAGCGTTCAGCTATACCCCGTGGATCATCCTACCGGTAGTGCTGGGGATGTTGTGTACCATGCTGATGTATAACGAAAACCAGTATGATATGCTCAAACAGCTTTGGATTGTACCGGTCAATAAAATGGCATACTTTTTCAGCAAGTTTGCTGTGGTGCTGGTGTATTCCATTTGCTTTATGCTAGTTACCGCAACGGCGTCCATTCTGACCGGCATACTATCCGGTTATATTCCCTTTGACAGTGAAAGTGTCCTTTATCTTTTGCGGAAGTGTATGGAAATTTCTCTGTTGACCGCCTTTGCGATGTTACCAGTACTGGCGGTTGCCGCAGCGCAAAAGGGCTATATTCTCCCTGTTTGCCTGACGCTGATTTATACATTCCTCGGCTTTATCCTCTTGATGGTGAATATGTACCTACATCCGCTGTCCAGTATGACCGCTATTGTTATGTATGATATTCCGGGTGTTGTATTCGATCAGCCATTAAATATTCCAGCCGCATTTCTGTGTATTGGTGTATGGGCTGCTGCTTCGGCTGTATTGGCGAATGTGGCATTGGTTCGGAGAAAGTGAGGTGCAAAAAATGATGAAAGATTTGCTTTGGGCGGAGAGTCAGAAACTCCACCGTTCCAAAATACTCTGGATTGCTGGGTTTGCAACAGTCATGGTAGGGTTGATCGTCTTTGCACAGGGACAGTTTACATTCTATGACCGCCGATATATTGACGGGGCTGGATGGTTTATGACAGCGGCCCAATCCCTTGCTACCTTTTATGTTCTGCCTGCTGTAATTGCCCTATTGGGAAGTTATATGATTTGCCGGGAGGAACAGGAGGATACCTTAAAATCTCTGCGGCTCATTCCCGTAGATGAAGTGAAACTGACACTTGCCAAAATGATACTTGCCTTTGTGTTCAGCGTTCTGATTTACCTTTTACTTTTTGCAATTACCTTTCTTGTCGAGGCAGTTTTGCATTTAGAAGCACTTTCCGTTGGCCTTGTGTTAGAAAATCTGAAAATATATTTTCTGGATGGGGTAGGCGTATTCTTTGCAATTTCTCCTATTATCGCTCTGGTAGCGCGGATGAAAAAGGGGTATTGGCTGGCTCTGGTATTTGCAGAAATTTATTCGTTTGCTGGATTATTTGCGAGTATGTCCCAGCAGTTAAAGACGGTATATCCCATGACAGCCGTTTTCAATATCTCTGGTTATTATAATGCAAATATGTTTCAGGTTTTAATCGGCGTTGTAATTCTGATGGTTTGTGTGATTTTGTCATTGTTAATTTTGAAAGGATTGAACCGCAAGACTAAATAAATGCAATATATCTAATGATCTGCCGGACGACGGCAAAAGAAAAAAAGCCGTCGTAAAGCAGACACATTTTCACGCGCCTATGAAGCGGCGGCTTTGATTTTCAGAGCCGCCGTTTCTTTTCGTCTATCCTAAACCAACGACGACCTAACACCGTGTAAATCCACGGCGGCATATAGGAGGATTGCCGCCGTGTCTATTTTTGTCTTTTTTCACAGTACCCATGATCTGCACCAGCTAAAAAAAGCGTAGCTCCCCCTCCGGGTTATTCCGGCTATGTATGCGAAATTTGTTGGAACCTTAACTATCATGTCATTTCATGCGTCCGTGTGGCTTCATGCCGCCCGGGCGCTTTTGTGTTCTTATGGGGCTGCTTCGGGTCATGTTGGCCCGAAGTCATTCCCCGGTGCCGCTCCCCGCCGCCTTCGTTTCGGTCACTCGTCAACCAACAACCGAAACGGAGGTCAATATGGCTATTATCAATTTGCGGGACTATTACCCATTCTATACATCGGATTGCTTCATGGAAGTATCGGAAGAAGTTGCAGAAATGTTCAAAGAGTTTGATCGTAAAGAGGCTGCTTATCGGCTGCGTACATACCGCCACAAAGCCTACTATTCCCTTGATCGGGATGACGGGCTGGAGCATGAGGCTGTCTTTGTCGCTTTATCTCCCCATGAACTGTATGAGCGGAAAGTGACCATGCAGGAACTTCACGCAGCGATTACCAGTCTGCCAGACAAACAGGCAAAACGGATTTATGCCCATTTCATTCTCGGCATGACCAAACAGGACATTGCCCGGGCAGAGGGCGTCCATGAAAAAGTAGTTCGTGTCGCAATCGAGCGAGGTCTGCGTCGCTTAGAAAAAATTTTGAAAAATTCTTTGTAAGGCGTACCGATTTAGGCCGGAAAATGAAATGGCTTATGAGAGGTAAAACACTTCGGCTCACAATGGCCCGAGGTTCAGACAAGCCTCATGCAGATTGAAAATTGAATAAAAAGACACCCGGATACGAAGGGGAACGCGCTGTGTGACAGACCCGCCATGACCTCGGATTTCAGAGAATACAGTCTTTGTAAAACTGAGCGAGCGAACAGGTCCATGCCATAGGTGGGGCAAGGCTGGCTCCACCGGAACAGGCGCAGAACCCGGATACTTGCGTTTAGTCACAGTCCGAGCGTTGAAGCGGCCTTGCAAGCCGTGAGCCGTCGCAGGCAATGAGAACGCCTTGCCATCAGAATGGGGAGAGTTGAAATACTATGGGGCATGAAGCCTATGTCCGTCCGGTGTGTCTGAAATGAAGTGAAAACCTATGGGGAGCCCCCGGCAATGCTGTCTGATGATAGGCCAACCGATCCGGCGTGGCTCCCCATCTTTTCAAAAAAGGAGCACTTGTTTATGGGAAATGCGTTTGGAATGATCCCCGGCTTGGAAACGGACGAATGGAGCAATGACGCCTGCCGCGGTTATGTCATTATGGCAATGGAGGACTGCGGATTTTCAAAGAAGGATATACGGCGTGTTGTGGGGCAGCTTTATGAAGTATTTGACCTCAACAGCGTGGAGGACGCCAAAGAAAAGTACCATTCCAGTCCTTACTGAGCTCGGGCCATATCGACCCGAAGTGGAGAAAGCTCAAAGGGCGGCACCTGCTGGGTGTCGCCTTTTGACATTTCCCCACAGGACAAGCGGGAAAGGCAGGCATATACACGCACTTTCGCAAAGGAGGTTTTCAATGACGCAAGCTGTCACTTATGAACGAGAAACAAAGTCTGTCGCATTTCAAGGGAAGATCATTGTGCTGGAAAGCCTCACGCCGGTACTTCCCCCGAAGGAGAAAGCACAGCGCAAAAAAGAAATTGAGCGTTGTCTTTATGAGGTGTTCAGAAAATATGGGGACAGATTTCCCTAATCATTCGCAACATTGTTGTCCGGGGCTGCTGATGGTATAATATAGTTGTAAGGTTGGTAGCTCCATTCCAACAAGGAAAGGAGCCCAATATGGAATTTATCAGAGAAGATTGTATTTACGCAAGACAGTCAGTAGACCGCAAGGACAGTATCAGCATTGAAAGTCAGATCGACTTTTGCAAGTATGAATTGAAAGGTGGGAGCTGCCGGGTATTCAAGGACAAAGGCTATTCCGGTAAAAATACGGACAGGCCGGAGTTTCAAAAGCTATTGGGCGAGATCCGCAAGGGAAAGGTCAGGCGGGTCATCGTGTATAAACTGGACCGTATAAGCCGCTCTATTCTGGACTTTGCAACGATGATGGAGCTGTTTCAAGAGTATGATGTGGAGTTTGTATCATCCACAGAAAAGTTTGATACTTCGACCCCGATGGGCCGGGCCATGCTGAATATCTGCATTGTATTCGCCCAGCTTGAACGTGAGACAATTCAGAAGCGTGTCACAGACGCCTACTATTCACGGTGCCTGAAAGGCTTTCACATGAGCGGACAGGCACCATACGGTTATCAGTTAGAGCCTACTGTGGTAGAGGGTATCCGCACAAAGAAAATGGTTGCCGACCCCATAGCCGCCGACCATGTTCGGCTGATGTTTGAAATGTACGCTGAACCGGAAACCTCCTTCGGAGATATTACTCGATACTTCGAGGAACATGACATAAAAATTTATGGCAAATCCATGTTCCGTACATTTCTTTCCCAGCTTTTAAGAAACCCCGTTTATGCACAGGCCGACTTGGAGCTGTACGAATTTTTCAAGAGTCAGGGTGCAGCGATTGTCAATGACGCTTCTGACTTTGCCGGAACAAACGGCTGCTATCTCTATCAGGGGCGGGATGTGAAGGAGGACAAAGACAGGTGCTTAAAAGACCAGATACTTGTTATCGCTCCCCACGAAGCACTCATTTCCTCTGACACATGGCTGAAATGTCGGAAAAAACTTATGGCAAACACCACCTTCCAGCAGGGACGGAAACCAAAAAATACTTGGCTGGCCGGAAAAATCAAATGCGGGCATTGTGGGTATGCTCTGAAAGCCACCCATGTACCAAACAGCACCGGCTATTTCCGCTGTACCAAACGGACGGAAAACAAAGGCTGTCCGGGCTGCGGGAAAATCCGCAAAGAAGAATTTGAGCAATTCATTTTCTCGACCATGCAGGAAAAGTTCAAAGATTTTCAGATACTCCACGGCAGGGAGGAAAAAGTCAATCCGAAACTGACCGCCTATCAAGTGGAGCTGGCACAGGTGGAGGCAGAAATTGAAAAGCTGCTGGATACGCTGACCGGAGCCAATGCGACCTTGCTTGCCTACGCTAACAAAAAAATTGAAGAACTGGACACCCGACGCCAGACCATTTCAAAGGCAATCGCTGAATTGAGCGTTGAAACCATATCTCCCCAGCAGATAAAGAAGTTATCCTATTATCTCGACAACTGGGACAGCATAGATTTTGACGACAAAAGAAAAGCCGCCGATGGCTTGATCTCTACAATCAAGGCCACCAGCGACCATGTTCAGATAGAGTGGAAAATCTGACATTTCCGCTCTATCGCCCCTCATTTCTATTTTATCTTGTTTGTACCCCTTGTACACCGATGTTTGACACTGCTCATATAAATGCAGAAAGAGAACATGGCGTTTCCAGGAATGAAGCGGAAAGGTTTATAAAAGAAGCTGATATATCTCTTACACGCTGGAACGGAAGATTTGTAAATTATTACGGACCTAATGGAGCCGTGTATGTTGATACGGAAAATAATAATATCCGAACAGCATTTAAGAAAGAGCAATTTGATGAACCAACATTGAAAATCAGGGAGGTGGCAGAAAAATATGGCATCAAAAAAGATTAAATGCCCGTTATTAGGGAATGAAATTGAAGATGGGATATGCTTTGATATTCACATGAATGTTGAAGGACTGGCACCTGATTGGACGATCCCGGAAGCAGTGCTAAAAGTCGAAGATTACAAGGAAATTTGTTCGAAGTGTTCAAATCATAGAGAGGACTAATGCCACGGATCAGAACTGGTCGGTGGTATTTTTGTACTCTTTTTTAGGAGGTGATGCGGTTTGATTGCGGTAAACTTTACACCGCTTGGTCTGACGGTAGACGGCCATGCAGGATTTGCAAAAACCGGGAATGATATCATATGTGCAGCGGTATCAGCATTAGCACAGGGACTTGTACATTCACTTGTATCCCTTACGGATGATGAGATTTCTTACCATTTTGCTGACGGACATATAGATATAAGTTATGAGAATCTATCAGAAAGAGGAAAACTTCTGGTCGATTTTTTTTTTATTGCTGTGAGTGATATTAATACGACTTACGGTGATGATTATGTGAGAATTACGGCCGACGGGCGTAAAACGGAGAAGGGAGAAGCACGATGAAGCTTATGAATATGAAGAAAAGATATTGGACATACGATCTGCAGTTATTTGCAGAGGGGGATGGAGACGATTCCGGGGATGACGGAGAGGATGACGCGGAAGTCGATGACGATGATTCGGAAGAGGATGAAGACGACGCTGATCCAGAAGGCGATGAGAAGAAATTCTCCCAGAAAGAAGTAGATGAAGCTGTGAAAAAGCGTCTTGCAAGGGAACGCAGAAAATGGCAGAGAGAACAGCGGAAGAAAGCTGGAAGTAAAAAGAAACCTGACGGCAAGGAAAAAACCGGAGAAGATGGCAAAGAGGATGATGAAGAAACACAGGAACTCCGTAACAAGGCAGCCAAAGCGGAAGAGATGGAACTGAAATGGACGTGTCTGGAGCATGACGTGGACAAGTCCTGTGTAGATGATGTCCTTGCATTGGCTAGAGTGCATATGGCAAAAGACGAGGATATGGACATCGAAGATGCGATCGACGAGGTATTGAAAAAGTATCCACAGTTTAAGGAGTCCTCTAAAGAGGATGATGATACCGATGACGATGATACAAAGAAGAAGTCCTGGGGACAGAGACAGAACGGCGGAAGAAAAAAGACTTCAGGAGTTGAAGCTGCTTTTCTGAAAAGAAATCCGGGGCTTAAGATTGATTAAAGGAGAAAAAAGATGAAAAATAAAAAAGTTATTATGTTTTTACAGCTGTTTGCACATTCACATCAGGAAAGATGGTCTACTCTTGTAGATGCAAAGCTGAGACAGACACTCGTTACAAGAGATAATTATATTTTCAATACGAATTACGAAGGAAGCCCGACAGCTGGAAAGGTCAAGATTCCGGTAAGAGATACGGAGGTCACGGTAAAAGCCTACGACAAAGCGACAGGTGTAGATCTTGAAACTGGAACCACAACTTACATTGACCTTAACATTGATCAGGACATGGCAGTCAATGAACTGATCGACGGTTATGATGCCGCGGCCGTTCCAGATAATATTGTTGCAGATCGCCTGGATTCTGCTGGATACTCTCTTGCATTGGACATGGATAAAAAGTCTATCAATCTGCTTGAGACTACAAGTGGAATAAAGGTATGTGCTACCAAAACAGCAGCAACAGACTCTACAGCATACAAAGAAGTTCTGGATGCAAAGACATATCTGACAAGAACCGGAGTCCCACAGGCAGGACGCTGGCTGATCTGTTCTCCTGAATTCATGGCAGTGCTTATGATGGATGATCATTTTATCCGTCAGGGAGATCTGTCCCAAGAACTGAAGAATGCAGGAGCGGTTGGATCTGTAGCGGGATTCGCAGTATTTGAGTCTGGCAACACAATGTATGAGAATGCGACGATCGTCGGATCTAAGAAGACAACAACAGAGTTTATTGCCGGTCATCCAAACTGGTGCCACCGTGTCCAGGAGTGGGCTGTACAGGTGCACGCCCAGGATCTTGCCGGATCCGGTAAATTCATTGGAGCATCTGCGGTGCAGGGGCGTAAGATCTTTGGTCTTAAAATCTCCAAACCACAGACTGTGTATGTCAAGAGGACCGAAGCTGCAGCGTAAGGAGCTGATCTAAATGTATGTAGATGAGTCATATTATTATGATACTTTCAACGGAGAGTCGGTAGAGTCCGCCGACTTTCCTGGATTATGCAGAAGAGCTGGAGAACTGATTGAGGAACTGACACTGTATCGGTTGACAGAAACAGGATTTCTTGTGATGCCGGTAGAGATGCAGACAGCTGTAAAGAATGCTGTGTGCGCGCAGATAGAGTATCTAGACGCTAACGGTGGCGCTGAGATGGATATGGGGAATGGAATGTCAGGAGCAACGCTTGGCAAGTTTTCGTACTCTGGAGCATCTTCCGGTTCCGGATCAACGGAACAGTCGATATTTTCGCCAAGAGCGGAGAGAATACTCTGGCCAACTGGTTTGACTTACCGGGGAGGTAGATATTGATGAGACCGATTTCAAAGAAATTGTTAATCCATACAGTTACGCTGTATAAGAAAATCAGTACAGATAAATGGGGAAGCGAGAAGTTGGATACCGGACAGACATTATCCAATATCAGAATAGAGCCTTCCAAGCAGATTATTCGTGATAAGAATAACGCAGAGGTACAGTTGGCTGCTACGCTTTTCTATGACTGTCGTAACAGTAGGCCTTCTGATGTTTCTTTTGAGGTTGATCAGATTATTGATTTTAACGGACAGAAGCATCAGATTAAGACGGTAGAGCCTCTGTATGATAACTCGAAGCTACATCATTATGAAATAGGAATGGTGAGATATGGCAAAAATTAACACTCGTGTTACGCTACATACGTCACGAGCAGTGGCAATGATTAAGGTGGCAAGCAATGATGCCCTGACTGTTATGGGGAATCAGGCATTGCGAGATGTATCTAAACATGTACCCCGTGATCAGGGAACATTAGAGAGTAGCGGATTGTCGGGCAGTGATACAAAGGCCGTGGATGGTAAATATACTATGCGTTGGAATACACCGTATGCTCAATATCTCTGGAACGGAGATGTGATGTATGGCAATCCAACAGAAAGACGATATGGCCCGAAAAAGATTTCGTTCACGTCTGCACTTGCACATGAGGAATGGGCGAAGTACGCCGGAGAAGTGTATGGTGCTGAATGGAGGCAGGTGTATCAGGCAACGTTGAAGAGGAGGCTTAAGTGATGCTGACAGAATTGTTAGAGTTAATTACCGCAACAGCAGAAAAGAACTGCAGTCTTGACGCAGAGATATCCCTGGAGGAACTTCCGAAAGAAGGGGGAATCTATGCCGAACTGGGAGAAGGGTTTGTGGAATCTACCAGTTACAATAAGCGGGAGGTCAAGACAATTCCGGTATTGTTACTGTGCCGGCATGCTGATCAGAAACGTTGCCTGGAACAACTGTGTGAGATTGCTGGATATCTGCGGGTATTAAAGAAGTATCCACAAGGAAAGACATTCGCTTGGTTGGATACGACAGTAGCGAAGGAACCAAACAAAATAGGGAGAGATGAAGACGGAGTATATCATTACTCCTGTATTTTGAACTGTAAGATATATTGTTAAGAAAGGGTGATACTATGAAAAATATAAATTTACAGCTGTTTGCTGAACCGGCTCTGCCAAAGAATCCGATTACTCCGGAAATTAACTATGAAACAGAAGCATTTATCAATACCACTCCGAGTGAAGAGAAACCTAAATGGGCGAGCATGGCAGAACTTATGACGAATATGTCTCAGTCTTTAAATGAAGTTCTGCAACAGCTCTCCTATTACGCAGATAAAGGATGGGGGTCTACAGAGGTGACCGGCGCACAGCTTACACTTACCGTGACAGGGTCTGTAAAGCCGGGGGATGAAGCTTGCGATTATATTCTTGGAGATGAAGTCATGTATGGCTTGGGATCTGCGAGAAAAACACACATGAAACTCACAAAGGGAACAAAAGTGATTATCTGGCCGATTACACTTGCGAACATTACTCCGGGATACGGAGATGCGAATAATATCAATTCACTTACCGTAACTATCCACGGGAATGGTCGCCCGTCTATTGGAACAACAGGTGTATAAGCATAGGGAGGGGCAATGGCTCCTCCTTATTTTGGAGGTGTAAAAGATGGCATATCAGGCAAAAAAGCATAAGCGATTCCGAGAGGATTTTGAACTGCTCGATGAGGAAGGGAATGTAGCACACACCCTTCATGTCGAACTAGATGCAGATGATGTAGTTGTAAAACTTACAAGAAAGTATACAGATCTGATGCGGGCTTATGCGGATACTACGGGTATGGGCAGCAAGGTATTGAGTACAGAAGAAGCAAGCCAACGCTTTGAAAAACTTGGCAGAGCCGTTACTGATGTTATTGAAGCTGTGTTTGGAAAAGTTGATGCAGGTACAATTCTTGATTTTTATGAAAATCGTTATGTGGAGATGACAAAAGAAGTTATTCCATTTATCACTCAGGTGGTGATTCCGCGCTGTATTGAAATCAGGGATCAAAATAAAAAGGGAATCCTGAAAGGATACAACAGGAAGCAGAGAAGAGCAATGTTCAAGAGGTGAGCGAATGGGATTTCTGACGGAATACCAGACATCGACGGTTACACTGGGGAAGTTGAAATTTTTGATTAATCCGGCATTTGACGCAGTACTTGAAGTTCAGCGGCTATTTTCTGAAGAAGATTTGACGGAACACGACAAAGTGGATCAGGCGCTGAAAATGCTTGTAATAAATAGCAGACGTTTGAGGCTTATAGGTCTAAAAGAAAAAGCGGATTTGCTCCATGAAATCTACCGCCAGTGTATTAATACACGAAAACATCCTCCCTCTCGGAAAAATGTGAGGGTTCTGGATTTCGAGTATGATGGAGAATATATCTACTCTTCATTTATGCTTGATTACGGTATTGATTTAATAAATGAGCAGGGGCGTTTGCCTTGGAAAAAGTTTATTGCTCTTTTTCAGGGCCTCTCTGAGCATACAAAAATCCGGGAAGTAATGCGGATCAGAAGCATGGATATCCCAAATCCTACAGGAAAGAATGAAAAACAGATTCAGGAGATAATGGATTTAAAGTCTTACTATGCGCTTCCGGTAAAAGGTGGAGGCGGACAAGCCGGGCTTGATGCTCTGTTTTCAGCGCTTGAAGGGATGGCGGTGAAAAATGGATAAACCCATAGATAACAAGACTATGAAAAAAGCGACGTGCCCTTACTGCGGTACGCCGGTAAATGCGTTTTATCGGGAAGATGCCGCCTGCAAAGGTGTCTTTTTTAAGTGCAAGAATAAGGATTGCAAGAAACAATTTGAATTAATAATCTAAGACGTTGTGCCGATGTGCCTGTCTGATGAATTGAAGGCAGGTGATAGGTATGACGAATAAAAAAGGAGATATTACATATGAAATTCGAGCGGATGACAGTCGCGTAGAGTCTGATATTGAACAGGCTAATAAAAAGGTTGAAAAAGCCGCACGAAAATCTGCTGAAGATGTTGTAAAAGTAGAACAAAGTAAAACTAAAAAGATCACTGCCGAAAATGACAAAGTTGTCAAGGATTCCGAAAAGACTGCTGATGATGTTTCGGAAGCGTGGAAAGCCGCGGGCAAAGATGCCGAGAAAGCAATGGCCGATATCGAAGTTAATGATGTTACTGTCGATGTAGATGCGAATACGGGTAAAGCCGAAAGTAGCATCAGAGCAATAAGTAAAGATAAAAGCATTGACGTTGATGTGGATGCAGATGTTTCGGATGCTGATGATGCAATTAAAGGTCTTGGTGATACTGCCAAAGAGACGAGTGAAGAGGCTGCAAGCGCGTTTGAAAATTTAGGAGGCGTTATATCTTCTTCACTTGGTGATGCTATTGGTTCTCTTCCTCTTGCCGGACAAATTGGTGAACTGACCAAAGGATTGTCTGGTACGCAGGCAGTCGCTATAGGAGCCGGAGTGGCTGCTAGTGGCGCGTTGATTGGAATAGGGGGTGCTGCTGTCAGCGCTGCGACGGATATTGATTCGGCGATGAATCAGCTGCAGGCCAGTACGGGAATTACTGCGGAACAGACCGAAAGATATCGAGGTGTATTGGAAGATATCTACAAAAACGGATATGGTGATAGCTTTGGAGATATTAGCGATACATTAAGCCAGATCAGACAGCAGATAGGGCCGGTAGTCGACTCCTGGGATCCTTCGGCATTACAGAATTTTACGGAGTCTGCTATAGCTCTAAGAGATACGTTCGGATACGATGTGACCGAATCTATCAGGGCGGCGAATACCATGATGGATCAGTTTGGCATCGACGGCGAGCAGGCAATGAACCTGATTGCATCCGGTGTGCAGAATGGTTTGGACTATTCGGGTGAGCTGCTCGACAGCATCAATGAATATTCAGTGCAGTTCCAGAAAATGGGTCTTGATGCTGAAGATATGTTTGCCATCTTCCAGAAAGGCGCAGAGTCTGGAGCATTTAATCTTGACAAGGTTGGTGATGCAGTAAAAGAAATGTCGATCCGTGTGGTTGACGGTTCAGATACTACTCGACAGGGCTTTGAACTGCTCGGATTGGATGCTGATGAAATGGCTGCTAAGTTTGCAGCCGGTGGAGATTCAGCAAAAGAGGCATTCAACCAGACAATAGACGCCCTTGCAGGCTTGGAAGATCCACTTGCACAGAATACCGCCGGAGTAGATCTGTTCGGGACCATGTGGGAGGATCTGGGACCAGAGGCGGTGACAGCTCTTTCGGACATAGAAGACAGCGCTTATGAAACCTCGGATGCGATGGACGGAATCAAAGAGGTTAAATACGATGATCTTAGTTCTCAATTTGAAGCGTTGAAGCGAAATGTTGAGATGTTGCTTGTTCCATTGGGGGAACAGCTTATTCCAATATTGTCGGAGATTATGGAAGATGTCCTCCCGCCGCTCCTTGATGTGTTGGAGCCGTTACTTGAGTTGGTCGGCGCGCTGCTTGAGCCATTATTGGAAATAATCTCAAGCGTACTGGATCCGCTGCTTAATATTCTGACTGAACTACTGGAACCATTCCTTGAGTTGATCGAATCGTGTATTACGCCACTGTTAGAGTTAGTACAAGCTCTTCTGGATCCGATTTTAAGTCTGATCGAATCGTGTATACGTCCGTTACTTGATATCGTGTTGGAACTTATCGAACCACTCCTGCAGTTGGTATCTGAATGCCTGCAGCCACTTGTAGATATATTTTCTGAATTACTTGAACCTATTGTAAATCTGATTGAGAGCGCTTTGACTCCGCTGTTGGAGTTATTACAGCCGATAGCAGAATTCATATCGTCAGTTCTTACTCCGATCCTAGAGGTGCTATTATCAGTTTTTCAGGCAGTTTTTGAAGGCATAGCCGGAGTTGTTCTGGAAAAGGTAGGTGTAATACAAAGCATACTCGATAATTTGATCGGTTTTGTACAAAATGTTTTTTCTGGGAACTGGTCAGCAGCATGGCAGAACATAAAAAATATCTTCTCAGGGATTATGGATTTGCTCCCAGAATATGTACAAAATATTATTGGGAACATCATCAATGTATTAGGAAGTCTGATTGACTTTATTCGAAACGTATTTTCCGGGAACTGGTCAGCGGCATGGCAGAATATCCTTGATATACTTCACGGTATATGGGATGGAATCGTCGGTATATTCAAGGCTCCGCTTAACGCCATCGTTGATGCCTGGAATAGCCTTGTTAGTAGCATAGGAAGCATCGAGGTGCCAGACTGGGTACCGGCAATAGGTGGGAACAGTTATTCTCTTCCAAGGCTTCCGCGGTTAAAGGTTGGTATGGATTATGTGCCATCAGATAACTTTCCTGCTTATTTGGATGAAGGAGAGTGGGTTTTGACAAAAGAAGAGGCTGAAATGCTCCGATCAATAGGGGGAATCGGTGGAATAGCTTCAATGATGGCGCATTCTGGTCGTGATGGCGATATGCAGGTGACGGTTCAGGGAAGAGATATTGATTATGACAGGATTGGAGAGTCCGTATATGACGCTTTTCAACGTCATGGAATGGGCATCAGTGTAGATAGGCGTGAATTTGGTCGAATCGTGGAAGAGGTGTTAGGTGAAAGGGGGCTGATTTAATGGACATACGCTTTGTAAATCACAATGGTGAACAAGTGGACTTAATGAATGGCGCATATAAAATTGAAGACAGCTCCCTGTTTGCGCATTCGTGGGACTACGATAGCGATAATGCAGCGATTGGTTATGGTGGAACTATCAGGAAATTTAGGAAAGGAATACAAACAAAAGATATTACGATCCATATTGAAAGCGTGGGGATGGAATCATACAAGCAGGCGTATGATCATCTCATGGAGATCATTGATATGGATGTGATTGATGAAGTGCCAGGACGGATATACATTGATGACTCATATATGAGATGTTACATCACTGAAGGGGATCCTTCTTATTTCGTTCCCGGGCTGGATATGTGTACATATAATTTTAAACTTGCATCTCCGTATCCATTTTGGATAACCGAATGTAAGCGTTCATTCCAGAAAATTATTAACGGATCAGGCGAGTCAGAAGAGTTTTTGGATTATGAGCATGATTACGGTTACGATTACACTATGCCATACGGCGGTGATGTGATCTGGCAGGTTGACCATTATGCGCCATGCGAGTATGAGATGATTATATACGGCCCCTGCGTGGATCCACGCGTTGTGATAAATGGACATATTTATCAAGTATACGCGACTCTGGACGAGAATGATTATCTGAAGATCAATAGCCGTGAAAATTCCGTTGTGCAATATCTGGTCAACGGAACGCAGCGAGATCTATATGATTACCGGGTAAAGATAACGGGATCACTGTTCGATCCAATCAAGCCGGGGAATGTCCGAGTGGTGTGGTCAGGGGAATTCGGGTTCGATCTAACACTATTCTGCGAAAGGAGTGAGCCAAGATGGAAGATCCAAGGCAGTTAATTCTTGCAGATCAGAACCTGCGCGACATCAAGCCGGTGATGAATGCGGACATCGACTTTGCTGTCGGATCGGATGAGAATGACTACGAAATTAAAATCCGGCGCGATCGGTGGGATAAGCGGTATACATACGGAAATATATTCTACATTAAAAATACAGAGTTCGGAGGGATTATCGGAAGAAAAAAGATAAACACGGAGAAGGACACGATATCACTGTATGGCCGGACATGGCGCGGGAAATTGGATAAGAAGATTATCCGGCCGCCGGAAGGACAGGATTACCGGAAAGTATCAGGGGAGTTGAATGCAGTGCTGAATACGATTGTTACGGAGCAGTTCAATGACTATTTTGTCGTATCGCAGAACGACACCGGAGTGAGTGTGACGAATTTCCAGTTCGATCGATACTGTACTTTGTTGACCGGGATCATAAAGATGCTGAAAAGCGTTGGATATAAGTTACATATCGAATACATTCAGCAGGAACGCGGCCAGCCTGGGTATGTAGAGCTGTCTGCCGTACCGATCGTGGACTACTCAGACGCAAAAGAACTGTCGCAGGATAGCCGGTTGAACTTCGTGTTCGATGAAATGAAAAACGGAGTTAACCACCTGATCTGCCTGGGAAAAGGGGAACTTCAGGACAGGCAGGTAATTGACCTGTATGTCGGCCTAAACGGTAGTATCGGAACCACGCAGTATTATACCGGTATTAAGGAGGTCACCGATACATACGAGGATACATCCTCTGAGAGTGACGAACTGGAAGAGAAAGGACGGGAAAAACTGCGGGAACTAATGAATAAGACATCGTTTAGCATGGATGTCGAGAGCTTGGGCATAGAGGTAGAGATCGGAGATATAGTAGGCGGCCGCGATTATGTAACGGGCATGTATGCGGCCAAGCCAATCGCAAAGAAGATCTATAAAGTAGAGGGTGGAAAAACCTCTCTTGAATACGAAATAGAAGGAGATGATAGTTAATGGAACTGGTAACAGGACGGGCAGGGAGCCCGCACATAACGTCACAGCAGGACCGGCAGAAGCATCAGGGAATCTGGGGCGATGGAGCATATATCCTTGCGACGGGAAATCAGCTCGAACCGCAGGCGCAGAGCTCAAATAAAATATTGATTAAGGATGGCGCTCTGATGTTTCAGGGTGCTATTTTTTCGGTCAAAGTCGGAACTACAGATGAAATCACAATCAATAATGGGAATCAAGGCATGCAAAGAAAGGATCTTGTCGTCGCCCGGTATACATATGATTCAGCGCAGCAGAAAGAATCCGCAGAATGGATTGTGATTCAAGGAGAACCAGCGGCAAGAAATCCTGTAGCACCGTCAAGTACGAGTGGAGATATACAGGAGGGAGATACTACTGTAGACTGCCCGTTTATGATCGTAAATCTGGATGGGATCAATGTCACGGGAGTGGATATTATACCGGAGGTCGCACCGGACATCCCTACGCTAAATGCGGCTTTGTCCAATATTAGGTTTGAGGTCATCGAATCTACCAGTTATTATGTTAAAAAATACGAAAACGGCTGTTTTGAAGCATGGGCAAAAACAACTGTTATTGGTACCCA